GCGCTTGGGAGATTCACCGCAAGAACGACAACGGCGACTGGGTTCTACACGACAGCGGCACAACCACCATCGACTTCATCCCGTTTGTGATGGTGTACGGCCACCGTACTGGGTTCATGACCAGCAAGCCGCCAATGCTGGAAATGGCAAATCTGAACGTCAAGCACTGGCAGAGTCAAAGCGATCAGGACAACATCTTGCACGTTGCGCGGGTGCCAATCCTGACCGTTACCGGCGTTGACGACGACAAGTTCACCATGACCATCGGAGCGAGTGCTGCGGTCAAGCTGCCATGGGCGCGACTGCTGGTTTTGTTGAGCACTCTGGCTCGGCTATCGGAACTGGCCGCCAAGCGCTGGAAGACCTTAAGGAAGAGATGCGCCAAGCCGGCGCGGAACTGCTTGTGCTGCAACCCGGTCAGATGACGGCCACTCAGGTCGGCACAGAGAATGCCGTTGGCATGTGCGCACTGCAGCGCATTGTCGAAGCCTGCGAGGATGCCTTCGACTCAGCCCTCAAGTTCTTTGGCAAGTGGATTGGCGTTGAAGAGGTTGGCAAAGTCACGTTGTTCAAGGACTTTGGTGCTGCCACTCTGGCCGAGGCAAGCGCTCAATTGCTGATCACTCAGAACCAAGCCGGCAAGCTGTCCGACGTGACAACCCTCACCGAACTGAAGCGCCGTGGCATTCTGGCCGCCGATGTGGACGTTGAAGAGGAACTGTCTCGCATTGAAGAGCAAGGCCCGCCACTCGGAACAGTCGGAGCCGACGGCATGCCGGCAGGCGGAGACATGCAGGCACCGGGCGACCAGTTGCAAAACAAACCGGAAGGCACCGAGAAGCCAGAGCCGGTTGACCTGACGCCAGTTCTTGATGCTATTGCTTCCATTAAGGTTGCAGAGAAGACTGAGCCGGCCGAAGCTGCGACTGTTGACCTGCAGCCAATCATTTCCGCCATTGAAGCCGTCAAGCAGCAAATTGCTGAAGTGGCAGCCAAAGTGGATGAGCCCACCGAGGCTGAGATGGACTTCACCCCAATCGAGACTGCCATTGCGGCGGTTTCCGCCAAGGTGGACGCCATGGAAAAAGACGACCCACAAGAGGCGCAGCGTCTGGATGCCATTGAAAAAGCCGTGTCTCAATTGGCTACCAAACAGGAAGCCAACAATGTAAACTCGGAACTGTTGCGGTATCAAATCAAGGAAGATGTTTTGGCCGCCATTTCCAAGATGCAGACGGTTCAGCCTCCCGAAAAGGTTGTTCCGATCAACAAGCAAATCCAGTTCATCAACGATGCCGATGGAAACATCATCGGCGCGAAGGTGACTGGGGAAGAAGTGCAGTTCATCAAGGATGGCGACGGCAACATCGTTGGTGCTGATGTGAACGGAAAAAGCGCTGCCGCTTAATTTATTGAAGGACTAAACCCATGTCAGTTACTTACACCACCGCCGTCAAGGTTTCCCGTATGAATGCCGTTGTGACGGCGATTGGCGCGAGCGGCAAGCTCAAGCTGTTCGCCGCTGATGGCGTGACCCTGTTGGCGACATTTACTCTGGCTGCAACCGCTGGTACTGTTGCTGGCGCAGGCGTTCTGACGCTGAGTGACGCGAACGGCGCAACTGCCGGTATCTTGAACACCACCGCGAGCGCGGCCGGTACTGCCACAAAGGCCAGCATCACCACTAGCGCTGACGTTGACGTTCTGACCAATACGCTGACGGTCGGTACGGCCGGCACGGACATTATTCTGGACAACAACGTGTTCACGCTTGGTCAGGCAATCACCATCAACAGCGCGACCATCACCCATGCGTAAGCTATTTTTGCTGGTGGCTATTGTCTGGGTGGTCTTGATCACTTGGATAACAGTTGGCTCCGCTCACGCGGCTACGCCGGAACAGTTGGTGGAAACCCGCTACTGCGGGGCTCCAGTTCGCAATGCGGACGGAACCATCAAGCGCAGCACAACGGTTTTGAAGGCATTCCAGAAAATCCATCCGTGCCCAAGCACTGGCTTGACGACTGGCGCTTGCCCCGGATGGGCGCTGAATCACACAGTCCCGCTCGCATGCGGCGGCTGCGATGCAGTGAACAACCTTGACTGGATGCCAGACGAAATCAAAAGCTGTGCCGAGCCTTGGTGCCGGGATAGATGGGAGCGAAAGGTTTACGACCATTCCCCCAGCTTTGCCGGAACTGACGCATGCACAAACGAAGTGGTTAATTGGAGTAAGTAGATGGCAACTGAAGTACCCCTGACAAATGTCATGCAGTCTTGCGTGGCACCCGGTACTGCTGCGTTTGGAACATTCACAGCAATTACTGGCAGGGACACTTTTGCCGCCCGTTTGGCTGCGACCAATGTCTGCCATTACATGGCAATGGCTGTTGATGCAAGTGGCGTTCCTACTGGACTTTGGGAGGCTGGCGCTGGCACATGGAACGGAAGTGCGCTGGCGCGGACGCTAATATATAAGTCATCGAATGCCGATGCCATTGTTAATTTTGCAACTGGCACTGTTTACGTCTATGGCGCAACACTGCCGGACGAAACAATTACGCTGCAGGATGATGACAGCATCTGGCTCCCGCAGTTGTTGACGGCATCCCCGAACACTCCACCTGCTGGAACAATGGGTTTGTTTGTCCGTAGTGTTGGCGGCCGACTGTTGCCTGCATTCATTGGCCCATCCGGTCTTGATTCAAGCCTTCAGCCTCACATTGGCCGAAATCGGATGGCTTACTGGCAGCCTCTTGGCAACGCCACAACTGTTCCGATCACAACCGGCATTGCCGCTGCAACTGCAGTTGGCACAGCAACTGCGCGTAACGTGGCGACCACCAACATTCTCACCAGAATGAAGCGGCTGGGCTATGTGTCTGCCGCCACCGCCGCCGCGATTGCTGGTGCGTATTGGACTATCGCTCAATACACAGTGGGCGCGGCCGGTCTTGGTGGATTTCACTTCGTCTGCCGTTTTGCAACATCAGATGCAGCCGCTGTAACTGGCGCTCGGACATTCGTCGGCATGTCGAGCAGTATTGCCGCACCGGCAAACGTGGAGCCAAACACGCTGACAAACAGCATAGGTGTTGCCCAGCTATCGACTGACGCAACGCAGTGGTATATCGTTTACGGAGGCTCGGCTGCCCAGACGGCTATTCCGCTGGGCACTGCGATTGGCGCTCCAACACTCACAACAACTGCTTGGGATTTGGCAATCTTTGCCTCGCCAAGCGGTGCCGTCACTTACACACTGACAAATCTCGGAACCAATGTGACGGTTTCTGGAACGCTATCTGGAGTGGCCGGGACTGCGCTACCTGCGAGCACGACCTTCCTAGCACCCCGCGCATGGCGCTGCAATAACGCAACTCTACTTGCCGTTGGCCTCGACTTGAGCAGCATTTATCTGGAGACTGACCAGTGACGTACTCAATAAACCCGACAACTGGCAATGTGACAAGGGATGCAGATGGCAAAGTTGTTTCGCCTTGCCAGTCCGCTGCAGACCCGGATTTTGTTGCCTACAACAACTGGGTAGCTGCCGGCAATCTGCCGACTGAGGTTGTGTCGAATCAAATCGACCCTACCGAGTACACAAAAATGGTTCAGTCGTATTTGGATGCACATGCTCAGTCTCGCGGCTGGGATAGCATTTACACGGCGGCAATCAGGGCTTCATATGCCGGCCCATGGCAGTCCGAGGGCATTGCTTTCGCCCAATGGATGGATGCTTGCTGGGTTGTTTGCCATGCAATCTTCAACAATGTTTTAACGGGAGCTAGAACTGCCCCGAGCTTTGATCAGGTAATTGCAGAGCTTCCACCGGCACCAGTGTTTCCATAAGGGGTAGCGTATGGCAGTGCCAACACTTGCCTCATCGGTATCGACAGGCGTAACGGCCGCAACAGCATCGGTTGCGGCACCATCACTGCTCACTCCAGCAGTTGGTGATGTTCTTGTTGTCAAGGTTGCAGTTGTTGGAACCACCCCAACGCTCACTGCGTCAACCTGCTCTGACTCGCTTGGAAACACCTACACACGCCAGATAACAACTGCGGCAGGCAATACCGCCGTTGCAATTTTACTTCTAGGTTGACGGTGGGCGGCGCAAGCGTTGTTGTAACTGCCGCTGGTTTCACTGGAACGTTGACCCGCTCCGACATTGTTGTTGAGCGCTGGACTGGCATTGACTCTGCCGTTATCGACGGAGCACCGCAAAGCTACTCCGCTGCAACTGGCGCAATCACAAACGCATCGCTTCCGGCAATTGGTCTGACTCGCCCCGGTGGCGTGATAACGGCCATCACGGCATTTAATGACAATGGCGGCTCCATTGCAACAGGTGCAGGCTGCGTTTCCACCTACACGGACAATTTCACTGGGGCGATGGGTGTTTCGTCCGAGTATTTAATTTTCGCAAGCGCCGGTGCTGGTGTTTACACGAACGGAGTAAACGCAAACACAGTGCAGGAAACGATGGTTGGTATCGCGCTGATGGCGCAACCGCTTGGCCCAACCATTACTGTGCAGCCGACTGGCAAAGGTGTAATTGTTGGCGGAACTGCAACATTCTCCGTCACGGCGACCAGCACGCAGGCGATAACGTACCAGTGGAAAAATGGTGGCGTAGCAATTGGCGGCGCAACGCTTTCGAGCTACACAACGCCGGCAACAGTTCTTGGCGATAACGGGGCATCATTTTCTGTTGATGTAACCGACATCTACGGAACGATTGCATCCTCTGCCGCAATCCTCTCTGTAAGCAACACAGCACTCCGGGCCGGCTTGGCTACAGGTTGCAGCCGCGAATGTTGGCGGCACTTGGAATGGCCCAAAGATGTTTGCAGCATCCGGGCCTGCGACAAGTACCGGCAGCCTCGCTGCAACCGAAACGCTTGACGTTTTTGCTGGCTCTGGAGCTGCACCTGTAACCGGCGCTTCCGGTTCATTGGCCGTAACAGAGACTGGCACCGACACATTTGCGTCTGCAGGCGTACTCCCCGCTTCAGTTGGCTCGCTCGCAGTAACCGAGGCTGCGGTTGATGTGTTTTCTGGTGCCGGCGTACTGCCGGCCAGTGTTGGCAGTTTGGCAGTCACTGAGGCTGCAGTCGATACCTTTAGCTCTGCTGGCGTGTTGCCTGCAAGTGTCGGCTCTTTGGCTACAACTGAGGCGGCTGATGTGTTTGCTGCGACTGGCTCCGCGCCTGTTGCTGGCACGTCAACTGGCAGTATTGCAGTAACCGAAACTGGCGTTGATGTTTTTGCATCCGCCGGGGTTCTGCCTGCATCGGTTGGCAGCATGGCAGTTGCAGAGACTGGCGCTGACACTTTCGGTGGCGCTGGTGTTTTGCCTGCTTCTGTAGGCTCGCTGGCTGTCACCGAATCCGCCGTTGATGTGTTTTCGTCGGCCGGCACATTGCCTGCCTCCATTGGTTCTTTGGCCGTCACAGAGTCTGCAGTCGATGTGTTTGCATCTGCAGGCGTACTTCCGGCATCGACTGGCTCACTGGCCGCAACGGAATCTGGCTAGATACATTCGCCTCTTCTGGCAACCTGACGATAAGCGGCGCATCCGGCGATCTGGCTGCAACTGAGTCTGCAACTGACGCCTTTGCATCGGCCGGCGGTGCTTCGCCATTGGTCGGAGACTTGGCTGCGGTTGAGTCTGGCCTTGATGTGTTCGGTTCTTCTGGAACTGCGCCTGCATCGGCCGGCTCCATGGCTGCAACAGAAACCGGAGTCGATACAGCGGCCGCCGCTGGCGCTGCACTGGCTCAGGGCGACATGAATGCAGTCGAGCCGCTGCAGGATGGTTTTAGCTCAAGCGGAACTTTGCCGGCGTCCGCCGGTTCAATGGCTGCAAATGAGGCTGGGTTTGATGTGTTCGGAGGCTCTGGCCTGTTGCCTGTTTCCGTTGGAAGCATGGCCGCCACCGAGGCGCTGATTGACCAGTTCGCATCAACTGGCGCTCTGGCATCTCTGTTTAGCGCTGGCGACATGGCCGCGACTGAGGCGCAGCTTGATTCTCTGGCCGCTGCTGGCGTGGCACTCATTGTTGGAGCAATGGGGGCTGTCGAGTCTGCGCCCGATGTAATGGGGCAGGCCGCACAGGTTGACGCCAGTTCCGGTGGCCGGCTCAAGCTCGAAGGCGATGCGCTCAAGGCGTTCCGCGAGTATGCGCGGGCATACCAAGAGGGCAGGGCGAACCGGGTTCCGCCCAAGAAGCCCGATGCACCTGCGCCCGCTCCAGTTGTCGATGACGGCCCATATTTCCCGCCCACGCTTCCGGTGTTCACTGGGCAAGTGCAGTCGGCCGGCGATGTGCTGGAGTCGGCCATGTCCACCATGGGCGCGGCCATTGAAGAGTTGGCCGTTGTCAGCAAGCGCAATGTTGCAAAGCAAAAGGCTGCGCAGGCCGAGATTGCCCGTGGCATTGAAATTGCCGCGTTGGATGCCAAGGCTGCCAATGAAGCCGCCATGGCCGCCATCAAGAAAGCAAATCAGGCCAAGCGCAACCAAGCCGCGATTGCCATCATCCTTCTGGAGCTTGCGTGAAACAGTCGGTCAATGAGCTAATTCAAGACGCCATCATCAATCACCAGATTGGCATGACGCACTTTGCCAACAGTTCAGTGGGCAAAGTTGTGTCAATTTTGAACAAAGCGGACTCGCACCTTTTTGCCGAACTGACCAAGACGATAGAGCAGGGCAAGTCTGCCGCAGCGATTGCCTGCTTGGACACTCTGCTTAATTCTGTGCGCGACCTCAATGAGCGCGTGTACCAAACAGTTGAAAAGCAAGTCCAGTCCGACATGCAAGACACGGCGCAGTACGAAGTGGATTTCCAGACTGGCTTGTTCAAGGAAATACCCGGCCTTCCAATCAATTCCGTGACCATTGATCAGGTCTATGCGGCCGCGACTGCCAGACCATTCCAAGGCCGGCACTTGCGCGAGTGGGCCAAGAGTATTGAATCAGACCGCATGGCTCGCATCCGTGACGCCATTAGGATGGGATTTGTCGCAAATGAGACAACCAGCCAGATTGTCCAGCGCGTCCGTGGAACGAAGGCCAATGGGTACTCCGATGGCATCATCCAGATTGACCGGCGCAATGCCGAAGCAGTTGTCCGAACCGCCATCAGCCACACGGCCGGCGTGGCGCGGAACTCTGTTTATGCAGCAAACAGTGACTTAATCAAGGCGGTTCAGTGGATTGCAACGCTGGACAGCCGAACCTCTCCGGTATGCCGTGTGCGCGATGGCTTGCGCTACGGCTGCATTGATCACAAGCCCATTGGGCACTCGATTCCATGGCTTGGCGGCCCCGGCGCTGCGCACTGGAACTGTCGATCAACTGCCACTCCGGTATTAAAAAGCTACAAGGAGTTGGGCATTGATATTCCTGACATGCAGCCAAGCACTCGCGCAAGCATGGATGGTCAAGTGCCAGCCGGCACAACCTACGCAGAGTGGTTCGGCCGACAAAGCGCAGAGCGTCAAGACGCAATCGTGGGTGCTACTCGCGGAAAGCTCTTCCGCAAAGGCAACTTGGATTTTTCACAGTTCCAGAATGATAAGGGCCGATGGCTCACCATCGAACAGTTGAGGAAGTCCGAAGCTGGCGCATTCAAGCTTGCCGGCTTATGATTTGCGGATGCCCGCGAAGCTCCAACTGGTCAAACCAGTTCCAAAGTCCCAAAAACCAGCACAGTTTTTGCAGTGCGACTGTGGCTCGCGTGACGCCTTAAAGGTAGTCAATGGCGCAAGACGCCAATCTGGCAAAGTAGTCGGTGGGTCAACTGTTTGGCTCTGTGCGCACTGCTTGATGCTCGGCAAGAGGGTTGTTCTTATCCCTTAATTTGGTGCATTTGCAATCTCATTGGTAGCAATGTATATTTCCTGCTATTGATGGGTCGTTCGCCCAAAAATACACGCGATTGCTTCTTGAGAGCCGCGAAATCCACCAATCTTAGCCCTCCCCCGCTCCGGGCGTGATCTAGGGAATACAAGGTGGCCCTAGCAGTCAGTGGGCAAACTGATTGCAGTGGTATGGGCGGCGGGACTCCGTAGACGCTACCTGCGCTCCCGCCGCACCGCCACACACCCGCGAAACACCACCCAATAAGCCATTCCGATCTCTGGTCGTGAGTGGCTTTTTGTTGCCCGAGGCACAAGGATTTGTGAACGGGCGTTTTCGAGTCGGATGACTCACCGCACCAAAGGCTGGATGGCCGAAGGAAACCCAATGAAACTCAAACTGGATGACAAAGGCAATGTAGTTTTGAAGGACGGACACCCTGTTTACGTTCACGACGATGGCAAGGAATTGCCTGTTGACGTGGAAACCCTCTTCAAAAGCGTTGGCACTCGCGCAGAGCAGAGCCGCCGCGTTGAAGACGAAAACAAGGAGCTGAAATCGAAGCTCAAAGCATTTGAAGGCATCGAAGACCCAGTGGCCGCCAAAAAGGCACTGGACACCATCAAGAACTTTGACGACAAAAAGCTGGTTGACGCTGGCGAAGTCGAAAAAGTGAAGCAAGAGGCCATCAAAGCTGTTCGCGCCGAGTTTGACCCGATTGTCAAAGAACGTGACTCGCTGAAAAGCGAACTGTTCGGAGAAAAAATCGGCGGCTCGTTTGCTCGCAGCAAGACCATTGCTGAAAAGTTCGCCATCCCGGCGGACATGGTGCAAGCCCGTTTCGGTCAGAACTTCAAGATCGAAGACGGCAAGGTCATTGCCTATGACTCGGCTGGCAATCGCATTTTCAGTCGCACTCGCCCCGGCGAAGTTGCTGACTTTGAAGAGGCGCTTGAAACGCTGGTTGATCAGTACCCCTACAAAGCACAAATCCTAAAAGGGACGAATGCAAGTGGTGGTGGCGCATCCGGTAGCAGTGGAAATGGCGGTGGCGGCAAGAAGACCATGACCCGAGCACAGTTCGACGCCCTGAGTGCTGGTGAGAAAGCATCGGCAATCAAGGACGTGACTATCTCGGATTAAACCGTTCCGTAACCCAACTGTTCTTTGAAAGAGAAACAAAATGGCCAATACTTTGACCTCCCTCATTCCAGCACTCTATGAGTCGCTGGACGTAATCAGCCGTGAAATGGTTGGTTTCATTCCCTCCGTCACGCTGGACGCCGGCGCAAGCCGCGCCGCTGTTGGTCAGAACGTGATCGTGCCCTTGGCACCTGCATCCGCCGCTTCGGACATTACGCCTGCCGTGACCGCTCCGAACGATGGCGACCAGACCATTGGCAACACATCCATCACCATCACGAAGGCTCGCGCTGTGCCCTTCCGCTGGAATGGTGAAGAGCAGTTGGGCCTCAACAACAACGGCGCTCAGTACGCTCCGATTCGCAACATGCAAATCGTGCAGGCAATGCGCACTCTGACCAACGAAATCGAATCCGATTTGGGCGGTCTGTTCACTGGCGGCTCCCGTGCATACGGAACTGCTGGCACCACTCCGTTCGCAACCAACTTGGGCGACCCCGCTCAGATTCGCAAGATTCTGATGGACAACGGCGCTCCCGGTTCCGATCTGAATCTGGTGGTTGACACGACTGCCGGCGCTGCGCTGCGCACCTTGGCTCAACTGACGAAGGTCAATGAGTCTGGTGACACCAGTCTGCTGCGTCAAGGCGTTCTGCTGCCTCTGCATGGCTTCGACGTGCGCGAGTCTGCTGGCGTGAAGACCCCTGCTGTTGGTACTGGCGCTGCTATGTGACTTCTGGCTCTTACGCCATTGGCGCAACTGCGATCACTCTGGCAACTGGCTCTGGCACTGTTCTGGCTGGTGATGTGGTCACTTTCGCTGGGGACACCAACAAGTACGTTGTTGCCGCTGGCGTTGCTGCCCCCGGCGTGATCACTCTGGCCGCCCCCGGCCTGCGCAAAGCGCTTGGCACTGGCGTTGCACTGTCCATCACTGCGGCTTCGACCCGCAACTTGGCGTTCCACCGCTCTGCCATCGTCTTGGCCGCTCGCGCTCCTGCGCTGCCGGTTGAGGGCGACAGCGCCGATGACCGCACCACGGTTACCGACCCGCGCTCGGGCATCACGTTTGAAGTTGCTATGTATAAGCAATATCGCCAAGTTCGCTACGAAATGTCGATTGCTTGGGGCGTAGCCAACATCAAGCCTGCCCACACGGCAGTTCTGCTGGGCTGATCACCCAGCTTGTAAGGGGGCTCATTCTGTGAGCCTCCTTTTTCTTTTCACCCGCGAGGAATCAAATGACTGATGGAAACAACCAAATCAATGGCATGCAGCCAGCCGAAGAAACAGAAGCGGCCCCCAAAGCCGAAAAAGTGAGCCGCAAGCCGGTTCGCCACGAAGAGTTTCCCGACTGTTTCTACATGACCAAAGACGGCGAGCCCGATGCGGTCGTCAATGAAAACAGTGTGGAAATCATGAAGGAACAAGGCTGGAAGCTGAAGACAGCTAAAGGCTAATTGAAGGGGATGCAATATGGCTTTGATCGTTGAAGTAGGCAACTGCGACCCGGCGGCAGAGTCGTATTGCAGCGTTGATGCAGCCGACCTGTATCACGCAAACCTTGGCAATGCAGCATGGGCACTGTTATCCATTTCCCAAAAGGAAGTTGCATTGCGCAAGGCCACAAATTACATGCTCCAGCGCTACCGCGAGAAATGGGACGGATACCGCCGGACTGTTGCTCAAGCATTGGACTGGCCGCGTACTGAAGTGCGCCGCCGCGATGCGCCGACAACCTATGGCTCTGTGCGCGGATTCATGCTGACGTACTACTCAATCTATGAGGTTCCGGCCATTGTCATTCAGGCATGCGCCGAACTGGCGCTGCGCAGCACAACGCAAGACCTGCTGCCAGACCTGACCCGCAAAACTCGCAGCGAGAGCGTTGGCTCTCTGTCGGTGGTGTATGCGGACGATAGCTCGCAACTGGTGAAGTTCACGGCCATCGACTCCTTGCTTAACCCGGTGCTCCGTTACAGCGGAAGCGCCGCAACCATCCGCAGGGCATAAATGGCCGCAGCGATCTATTCAAACGCACAGGCGACTGCCAAGCGACTGATTGCTGCGTATGGGCAGCCGGTGGTGCTCACGCACGTTGCCTCAACCGTTTACGACCCGGCAACTGGCTCTGCCACGCAGACGACGATTGACGAAACCGTGATGGTGGTCGAGAAGTCAAACTCCGAAAAGGATGCAGACAACTCGGCAATTTTGAACAGTGCCAAGGTTCTGATCATGTCGCCTGATGTGGTTTCTCCGCCTGCTGTTGATGACCGCATCACCATGGAAGGCAAGAGCTACAAGGTGGTGAACGTGAACCCGGTCAGCCCCGGCGGACTGGTTATTAACTACGAACTGGAACTGAAGTTGTGACAAGCAACGCCGCATTCAAAGCCAACTTTGCCAAGCTCATTCAACGCGCAGGAGATAAGGCTGAGACTGTGGTGCGCATGACAGTCATTTCCATGGCGCGAAGCTGCATTGCAAAGAGCCCGGTTGACACTGGGCGATTTCGCGGCAACTGGCAGTTCGGTATTGGCGCGGCGAACACGGCCAATGGCAGCCCTTCCGACAAGAGTGGCGGTGCGTCAGAGATTCGGATTGTCAATGGCGTCATGAGTGCGCAGATGGGCACGAAACTGTTTGTGACCAACTCGCTCCCATACGCACGGCGTCTTGAGTACGGCCACTCCAAGCAAGCTCCGCAGGGCATGGTTCGACTGACCGTGAGAGAGACGAACCAGTTTTGCGAAATGCAGTTAGGAGCGTTCAATGAGCATCCAAGCCATTCGCCGTGCCTTTGAAAAAAAGCTGGCGACTCTGACGCCGATTGATACGGCCTACGAAAACACAAAGTACACGCCGGCAGTCGGCACTCCGTACCAGCAAGTGAATTTGCTGCTTGCCAATCCTGACGATCAGGTTATGGGCAGTGCAATTTACTTCGAGCAGGGAATTTTTCAGGTTGCTTTGCACTACCCGCTTGGCGCTGGGCCATCGGCTGCAGAGAGTAGGGCGATGTTGATACGGGCCGCATTCAAGCGCGGGACTTCGCTTATTGAGAGCGGAATCATTGTGAACATCATCACCACTCCAGACATAAATCAGCCTCTGATTGATGGCGAGTGGTACATCGTGCCGATAAGCATCAGCTTTATGGCTCAGATTTCTGCGTAACGCCCTTGTGGGCATTTTTGAAAGGTAATCACCATGGCAATCGCACAAGGCGTAAATAAGCAGACGCGCATCAAGCGCCAAGCATCCAAAGGGACTCTGGCCGGCGTAACGCTTGGTCAAGTCATGCGCCGCAAGCAGGCTACGTTTGAGCTTGCAAAGGACATTTATACGACTGAAGACGAAATTACCAGCACCCAGCAGGTGAAGAGTGCCCGCCATGGTGTTCGCACTGTGAATGGCAGCATTGACGGACTGTTGAGCCCCGGCACATACAGCGACCCAATCTCTTCCGTGCTGCGCAAGGACTTCGCTGCCGTGACGGCCATTGCTGGCGCAAGCATCACCATTGCCGGCACCGGCCCTTACACCGTAACCCGCGCTGCAGGCTCGTTCCTGACTGACGGCATCAAGGTTGGCATGGTTGTACGCCTGACGGCTGGCACATTCAATGCGGCGAACTTGAACAACAACCTGTTTGTGACCGCAGTGACTGCGCTGGTTCTGACTGTTGTGACTCTGAATGCCTCGGCTCTGGTTGCAGAAGGCCCAATTGCATCGGCAACTGTGACTGTTCCGGGCAAGGTCAGCTACATCCCTGACACCTCTCAAACGGCCATCTACTACACCGTCGAAGAGTGGTATCCCGATATTCCGTTCTCCGAGCGGAATCAGGATGTGCGCTTCACCAAGGCATCGTTTGCACTTCCGGGATCTGGCATCGGAACTGTGAAGTTGGATGCGACTGGTCTTGATCAGACCAACGCAACGACTGTTTACTACACTGGGCCAACAGCAGAATCCACCAGCGACCCCGTTGTGGCCGCATCCGGCATTCTGTATGTGAACGGCGCTGCTGTTGCGACAGTGACCGACCTGAGTATTGATGTTGATGGCAACGGCAACCCAGCCGATGGCGTTGTTGGCGTGAACATCCGACCCGATGTGTTTGTCGGCAAAGTCAGCGTGAAAGGCCAATTCACTGCGTACTTCGACGGAAGCTCCATTCCATCGCTGTTCCTGAATGAAACCAAGATCGCCATCATGTCGGCATTGCTGGCCGGCTCCGCTGCGAATGCTGATTTCATCACCTTCGCCATGAGCAATGTGAAGCTGTCTAGTTCCAGCCCTGACGACAACCAAACCGGCCTGAAGCGAACCTATTCCTTCATCAGCCTGTATGACGGAACCGGCGGCGCTGCACTTGCGAACTACGCAACCAGCCTTCAGGTTCACGACAGTCTTGCCGCCTAACGGCGCTCTCTGGCACTGACCAGTTGCCGTTCGCATCTTCGCGGGTGCGGCGGCAACTGGCACAGGCATTTCAACCACCCGCGAAAGACCAACAATGTTTGACCTCGAAAAGATCGACACCCCAAAGCAGGCCGAAGACGGCCATGAAATTGAACTGATGTACCAAGGACAGTCCACCGGATGGTTTGTGACTGTCCGTGGTGAGTTCTCCCCAACTGTTCGCAAGTGGCAACTGTCGCTTGGCAACAAGTTCCGCATGAAGCAGTGGCAAGAAAAGCGAGCCGGCAAAGACGGCCAGCCAAGCTTGATGACCGACGAAGACATGGAAGTCGGTCTGCGCGGTGCGGCTGTGCGCATTGTTGGATGGCGCAATGTCATGTTTGGCGGCAAGCCGTTCGAGTACAGCGAAGCCAATGCCTATGAACTGGTTCGCCGCCATCCTCCGTTTGCAGACCAGATTGCCGAGGCATCTAGCAATCTCGAAAATTTTACGCAAGCGCAGTAGAGGACTTGATTGCCTACGCCAAGCATGAGTTTCGACTTGCTCGGCGTGGTGAAGATGGAGTCCCGCTGCGCACTACGCTGGAAACAGTTGCCCGCATGTCAGGCAGAACTCCCGATGGCCTGATTAACCCCAATGTGCTGCACCCACAAGTGCAGCATGTCTGGGAATGGTTCTTAGTTATGAGTTCCGCACGGCAAAACGGGCAGCCGATTCCAGAGTCTGAGGTTGGATGGTTCTTCCAGAACCGCCGCATTGAGCCGGCCGGATGGGAGCCTGACGTTATCAGAATGCTCGACAGGGCCGCCCTTGAGGGCATACACAGTTCAGACTAACTGGAAGACACATGCTTGATCTCGAAACCATAGGCATTGCCGTTGATACTTCTGGCCTGCAAGCAGGGCAGCAGGCACTCAACCAAACCGCAACAGCGGCAAACCGAACTGCCGATGCAGCAGACCACACAAGCATGTCCTTTGGCACCATGTCAAAGGCCATGTTTGTCGCCAATGTCGCAACAGAAGCCTTCATGGCCGCAGTGCATCAGCTTGAAAAGGCTTTCGATTTCATCAAAGACTCTGCCATGCTGGCAGCCCGGTTTGAAACCATGGGCGTGGTTATGGGCATAGCCGGCAACAATGCCGGGTACACCCGCAAGCAGATGGATGAGTTTGCCGAGAGCCTGCAGAAGAGCGGTATTTCGATGCTCCAGTCGCGCAACTCGCTCACGCAGCTTGCTACGGCCAACATCGACTTGGCAAAGGCCGCAGAGCTTGGCAGAGCCGCGCAGGATTTGGCCGTTGTCGGCAACGTGAACAGCTCCGAGGCAATGGGCCGGATGATTCAGGGCATCAAGAGTGGGGAGGTTGAAATCCTTCGCACTCTTGGCCTGAATGTCAACTTTGAAATGAGCTATCAGCGCATGGCCGCCCAAATGGGCAAGGCCACAGACAAGCTCACAGAGCACGACAAGGTAATGGCTCGCACCAATGCCGCACTGCAGGCGGCCGCATCCTACAACGGCATCTATGAAGAGTCGCTGGGCACCGCCGGCAAGATGATGAAGACCATGGAGCGGTACTGGGAAGACTTGAAGCTAAAGCTTGGAGACACCTTCCTGCCGGGACTGACAACCATCGTTTTCAACTTTTCCGATGCGCTGAAGGGTATGAACAAGGAACTGGACGATGCTGGACAGTCCGGGTTGCTTGACGACATTGGCGCACTGCTGAATGGCGTTGTGAAAACTGGCTTTGAAACAGTTGCAGTTCTTGGTGCCAATGTGGCATTTGTGTTCAAGGCCATGGGCCGCGAGATCGGCGGCATTGCTGCACAGGCGGCGGCAGTTGCACATCTGGACTTTTCTGGCGCGGCCGCAATCGGCAAGGCAATGACGGAAGATTCAACTGCTGCAGCCAAGGCACTTGAGCACTACGAGCAGAGAATCATGAGCGCTTCGGAGACTCAGCACAAAGCGGCGAAGATGAGCGAGGAAGACCGCATGGCAGCCGGCAAGGTAATGCGCGACAAGGCCGCAGCCGACGAAAAAGCCGCAGCGGCCGCCAAGCTCGCGTTTGAGCATGCCAAGAAAATGGATGAGGCTTACAAGGGCCAAACTTCCAGCCTGCGCGTGAAACTGGAAGAGCAGAAGCAAGAAATCGACCAGTCTGAGCCACTGGCAGAAAGCCAAAAACTGCTTGCCCAGTTCATTGAAGACTTGGGTGACAAGTACAAGGGCATGAGCATTGCGCGACAGTTGAACATTGAAAACATGATTCATGAACTGTCGCTGGGTGAGCAGGTTCTGAAGCAACGTAAAGACGATCTTGAGTGGATGAAAGACGCATCCGCTTGGGAGGCCGCTGACCGCGCAGCCAAACAGCAGGGGCTTGACGCAATTGAGGCCACGCGCAAGTCGGTGTACGACTACGTTGACTCCGTGCAAGAAGAGGCCGACATTCTTGAGATTCAAGCCAATGCACAGGGCAAGGCCAACAGCGAAGTGCAAAAGGCAGTTGCCATCTACAAGATTCAAGCCGCCCTGAAAAAGAAGCTGGCCGACATTGATGCAACTGAAGGCGGAACGTCCGGCGACAAGGACTTGCTGAAAGCTCGCGCCATCGAGGCCGCCATGCAGCAGCAAACCACGGCCATGGGCAATGCCGCCAATGGGTACACGGCCTACATGCAGCAAATCCAAACGGAGAGCGAGCAGATGGCCGCCATTACGACCAAACTGTTCAAGGGCATGGAAGACTCGCTGGTCAACTTCGTGAAGACCGGCAAGCTGGACTTCGGGAGCCTTGCGGATAGCATCATTTCCGACCTCATTCGCATCCAAATCCAGAAAAGCATTACCGGCCCGCTATCGGCGGCCATCAATGGTTCTGGCGGACTGGCAAGCTTCTTTGGCCTGCCGAGCTTCGACGGCGGTGGCTTCACGGGCGGCGGCGGCCGTGCCGGCGGTGTAGATGGCAAGGGCGGTTTTATGGCCGTCATGCACCCGAATGAGTCGGTCATTGACCATACCAAGGGCCAATCGACTGGCGGTGGCTCTCTGGTTGTAAACCAGCCCATTGTGATCAATGCTCCGAATGCCAGCGCGGAAACCATTGGGACAATCCGCTCGCTCATGCCGGGGCTCATCCAAGAAAACAAGCGGGTCATTGAATCCGTGATTCGTCAATCCATGGCCGCTCGCGGCGGGAGATTAGTTGTATGAGTGGAGGCGTACTTCCGCTGTCGTTGCAAGGCCCAAATTCGGCCAAGCTGACGACCATTCAGCCCACCCGTGTCTCTGTGTCGCACAGCATGAAGCGGCAGGCTCGCACAAGCAATGCGCAGCGATGGGGATTGCAGTTCTCATGGAACGCGGCCAGTCGCGCCGTGTTTATGCAGTTCTATGCCTTCCTGCTTTCGCAGCGCGGGCAGGCCGACACATTCACGACTACCATGCCCGGTCACACTGCACCGCAGGGGACGTGGGCCGGCGCTCCAGTTGTGGCAGGAGCAAGTCAAACCGGCAGAACCGTAAACCTGAGTGGATTCACAGCAAGCCAAACTGGCATTGCAAAGGCGGGGGATTTGGTTCAGTTCGCCGGCAGCACGAAGGTTTACATGGTGACTGCTGATGCGAACAGTTCTGGAACTGGCACTGCAACCATCAGCATCGAGCCGGCACTGGTAGCCAGTCCGGCAAACCTTGCGGCAGTTGCAACCAGCAACATTGCGTTCACGGTTGCACTTGCTTCCGACACCGTTGACACTGCTCTTGGAGCGGGTGATACCTATTCTTGGTCTATTGCAATGGTTGAGGTGTATTGATGGATAGAGGTGCTTCAACGCCATTTATCAATGAGTTGGTTTTATCAACCAACGCGCCGTGCTTTTTGTTTGAACTGTACTTCGACAGCGGCACTGACTATTTAACCGATGCTGCGCGGCCAATCGTATGGAATGCGCATACCTATCTGGCAAGCGGAAGGGTGCTCTCATTCTCCGGCTTGACAGAGACTGCAGACTTGCAGATACCAAGCGTTTCGCTAACATTTGGCGGCGTAGATCAGACCTATGTTTCGCTCGCGCTGAATGAGCCATTCCTTGATCGCCGCATTGTTATTTACAAGTGCCTGCTTGACTCGGCGCTCGCTGCAGTCAGTAGCCCGGTAATCATTTTTGATGGCCGCATGGATTCCATGACCATCAACGACGAGCCGGGTGGCGGCTCAACTGTTTCGATTGCATGCACGAATCAGTTCGGTGATTTTGAGAAAAAGCCCGGACGGCACACAAACAGCAAAGACCAGCAGGTTTACTTTCCGGGCGACAAGTTCTTTGACTACACAACCCAAATCAACCGAAACCTAAAGTGGGGAAGCAAGTGAGTTTTCTGTCAAAGCTTGTTGAGAATGATGCGGCAAACGTCCCGCTGGTGAATGCCGAATTGCACAACATCATCCGCGCAGACTTTGCAAAAAACCATGTTGGCCGCGAGTACACAGTTGAAATGGCTATTGCTGGCTTCAATGCCTACAAGGCCGGAGGTGGACTGTTCATGGCGAATGACAAGACCATCATCATCTACAAAATGGTCGGTGATGACTCCGTTGAGTTCCATTGTTCGAATGGTGCAACTGGTGCAGAACTGGCGCAGTTTGTCTGTACGTTTCTTTCAGAAATGTCGAAGTCGCACAAGTACGCATGCACCTACTATGACAATGAGCGCGTGTCGGAGTTGATGGCGTTTTCCAACTTCAGGTGCAGCGTCGAGCGCATTGATGGCGGTCTTGACCGGACATTCCGTGCGACCTTTAATTTACTGGAGGCCGCATAAATGGGTTTCGTTGCAGAAGTAGTTGGTGGCGTCAATCATGCAATTGCAGCAGTTGGTGATGCCATTGCACCGGGCCTTGGTAAAGATTTGGCCCTTGCGGCTGATCTTGTTGCCGCCTATTACCTTCCGGGCGTAGCAGGGCAGTTTGTTGGTAATGCAGTTGCAGTCGCTGGATTCGAGGCCGGCATGTCTGCATCGACAGCGCTTGCGCTCGCCAGCACCGCTCAGGCGGCTACATCGCTGTTGACTCTTTCTGCAATTGGCGGGTCAATCGCCGGCCTGACTCAGCAGCAAGGCCAAGTGAGCACAGCAATGTCGCAAGGCTTGCTGATAAACACATCAAGCAATATTGCGCCTCTGCCGGTGATTTACGGCAATCGAAAAGTTGGCGGAACGCGCACATTTGTTAATGTGTCTGGTGCAAACAATGAGTACCTGCACATCATCATTGTGATTGGCGAAGGTGAAATTCAATCAGTCAATCAGACGTACATTGATGACGTTGCAATCACTGATGCAAAATTCTCCGGGCTGGTTACGCAAACAGTTTATGTTGGAACTGACGCGCAGGCTGCCGACACATCTCTTGCAACTGATCTTCCGGCATTGTGGGGCGTGTCATATCCCGGCAGTGGCGTTGCATACGCATACCTTAAGCTGAAGTACGACAGCAAGGCATTCAACGGGTTCCCTCAGATCACGTTCGACGTTAATGGGCGCAAGGTTTACGACCCGAGAACCACAACGACTGTTTTCAGCAAAAACCCTGCGCTTTGCGTTAGTGACTATCTGACAAATTCACGCTATGGCGCTGGAATCTCTGCGTCAATGATTGATGATGCAAGTTTCATTTCTGCCGCAAACTATTGCGAAGAGCTTGTAACAACGCCTGCCGGAAACGCCAGCCGCTATGAATGCAATGGCGTCATCAATGTCGATTCGTCAGTCCTTGACAACCTGCGTCAACTGCTTTCGTCGTGCCGTGGCACTATTGTTTTCTCAGGTGGCAAGTACAAGATCATTCTTGACCGCGTTGGAACTTCCGCATTTGCGTTTAATGAAGACAACATTACCGGAAGTTGGTCTATTGCAACCTCTGGACGGCGCAAGCGCTACAACCGGGTAACTGCATCATTCTTCAATCCGGCAAACAACTGGCAGCCGGACATGGCTATCAGTGACAGTTCTTCATACAGGACAACTGTCGATAACAGTTTGGTGCTTGAGGGCAACATTGACTTGCCATTCACATCGAACTATTACACCGCCCAGCAGTTGGCCGGCCTTCAACTGAAGCAGTCGCGCTTTGGGCTTGTTGTTTCGTTCACTGCATTCCAGTCCGCGCTACGTTGCGAAGTTGGCGATGTTGTAAGTATCACGCACAGCACCCCCGGATGGAATGGCAAGCTTTTCCGCATCTCGCAAATGACTCTGCGCGATGACGAAGAGATTGAGGTTGTTTGCTCCGAGTACGATGCAACTGTCTATAACCTAGACACACTGACCGCAATCACTGCGACACCAACTCTCAGCCTGCCAAATCCATTTGCAGTTTCAACGCCGGCAGGGGTTGCACTGACAAGCGGAACGGCTGATTTGCTTTCTGGCGGAGATGGAACAATCATAAGCCGCATCAAGTGCGCATGGACAGTTCCTGCAGACACATTCTCTGCAACTGCAGAGATTCAATACAAGCTAACAACGTCTTCTGCTTGGCTGTCAATTGCTCCGTCTGATGCAATGCAAGGCTCTGCATACATTGCACCAGTTAAAGACGGCATTTCGTATGACGTTCGCATCCGGTTCGTGAACACAGTTGGCGTCCCTTCAGCTTGGGTGCAGCCGGCCGCGCACTTGGTTGTCGGAAAAACTGCCGCTCCATCGGATGTTGCTGGCCTTGCATATCTAAAAAACGAAGCTGGCATTCAGTTGTCTTGGAATACTCCTGCCGATAAGGACTACCAAGACACCACCATCAAGTACGGCGCATCATGGGCTGCTGGCACGGTCATTTACACCGGCTCTGCAAACACATTCTTGTGGACTCGCCCAACTGGTACTGCATTCAATATCTGGGCAAAGCACCGCGACACATCACTGAATGAATCGACCAACGCGGCATTGCTGGCAGTTACCTATGCTGCCGTTGCGATTGCAAATAGCGGTGTTTCGCTCTCATCGGCAGGCGCTTTGGTTGGCGGCGGCGGTGGAACAATCTCGCTTGGCTTGATTGCTGGAACACTAACCTCCGGGCAGATTGCGGCGGGCATCATTTCCGCAAATGCGTTCGCCGCAGGTATTGAGCCAGTTAGCGTTGTAAGCACAACTCCGGGAACAAAAACAACAAACACGATCTTTAACACGACTACACAGTCGCTGTTGTCGTGGAATGGAACCGCTTATGTGGCGGCGGCCGGCGGCCTTGCCGATGGCTCTGTAACTGTTGCGAAGTTCGCGGCTGGCATTGAGCCTGTCACTGTCGTTTCGTCGGTGCCCGGAACCAAATCAACAAACTCTATTGTCAACACAACAGACGGCAAGCTGTACCGCTGGAATGGCACCGCATACACGGCCGCCGTGGCCGGTGCCGACATTGTTGCAAACAGCATTACTGCTGCTCAAATTGCCACAGACACGATAACGGCCGGCCAGATTGCCGCCGGCGCAATCGGGGCCTCCGAGATTGCGGCCGGTGCGGTAGTCACGTCGAAACTGTTGGTAACCGGGCGGGGCGCGGCCTTGAATGACGACCCCAATACACAAGACGCGAGCGCATGGACGGGCGCGGTTTCGGTTGTCACAGACACAACCTGCCCCGTCGGCCCGTCGGTAATGCTATGCACCGGGAACACTACGGTCGCCTCACGCACCATGCAAATCAACCCGGCCAGAAACTACCAAATGCGGATTTGGGTTAAACAGGCTTCGGGCTCGACCACGACATACTTGACCGTATATTTCCACACGGCGACAGGTGCGACGGTTTTCTCGGCGGGGGGTACATGGCCCGCCGAAGGGTCGTTCAATTATTGGGGATTGGTGAACGGCGCGACCCCGGCCGCTTGGACGGAATATGTGTGTAGTTTCGGCCCTAACGAGACCTACAAAATACCGGCTGGGCTACGCAATGCGAAATTGGCCTACTGGCTAACTACACGGGCACGGGTAATACTTACATAGCCGGGGTAAGACTATCCGAAAAAGCATCGGCGGATCTGATCGTCGACGGCGCGATTACGGCCTCGAAGATCGCCGCAAACACGATCACCGCAGGGCAGATCGCTGCTGGTGCAATAACCGCCACTCAACTGGCTGCAAACACTATCACCGCTGGTCAGATTGCTGCTGGAACCATCACAGGAACACAGATTGCCGCTGGCACAGTCACAGCATCCAACATCGACTCTCGCGGGCTGTCGATCAAAGATGCGGCTGGCACTGTGCTATTCGCTTCTGGAACACCGCTTGCAGCCGCCAATATTACGCCCGCTGCTGGATGGCTAAATAGCAACGTAACCATTGCTGCAAATGGAACGCTATCAGGCGGAGGCGGTGGTGCGGTCACCATCGGCGGGCTTGGTTACACGGGAGATTTGAACGCTACTAATGGCGCTCCGACTGGTACAAATGTGGGCGGTATTGCAGCATCAACAGTTGGTACAGCGGCGTCAAATTACAGCAACCAAGTACAGCGCATAACGATTGGCGGGTCACAAACTACTTTTTACCCTGTCTATATTCAGACAACCAATGGAACAATGGGGCAAGCGTGCTACTACGATGTAGTGGTATCGCGCCCAAATGTGCATGATGATAGCTCTTGGCTTGGGTCATACACATGCCACATATACGCTAGAGCATCAGCCTACGGCAATGCACCGGGAGCAATCGTAGAGATAGACCAAGTGGCGGGCGCTGGAACTTACACCAGCGGAGTAGCGGATATAAACGTAAATTCCGCAGGAAGCGGGCTGTATGTGTGGGTACGAGGTGGAATGACCCACACGTTTTCTATGTCGCAGCCAATCGGAGGGTTCACGGTAACGATCTATTTGTCCGGTACTACCGACTCGGCTGCGGGGGCCATTAACCCAATAGCAACAGGGACGCTACTCAATTACCTCAATACAGCCTACTGCCCGTCCGCGCCGGTTAATTGGGCTGCGTCAGTCTCGGGAACTGGAAAGCCCGCCGATAACGCAACGGTAGGCGCGACCTTCGGTACCAACATCAGCGGGCAGATTACAGCGGCTAACGCCAGTACGTACATTGCTGCTGCGGCTATTGGAACTGCACAGATTGCGGATGCCGCAATCACCAACGCCAAGATCGGTACGGCTGCAGTTGGTACAGCGAACATCGCTGATGCCAATATCACTGGAGCGAAGATTGCCAGTGCGACTATCACAAATGCGAACATTGCGGCTGCTACCATTACCGCTGCGGAGATTGCTGCGGCAACAATCA